ATGGCCAAACAAAGTCTGGTTTATACTCTTTGTTTATCCCAATGGAATGGAACTACGAAGGATTTATTGATGAATACGGATTTCCAGTATTCGATAATCCAGATAATGATGTCCTCGGACCAGATGATGAATTAATAGATATTGGTATAATAGAACACTGGGAAAATGAAGCTGAAGGTTTAAAAAACGATCACGATGCTTTAAATGAATTTTATAGACAATTCCCAAGAACTACAGAACACGCATTTAGGGATGAAGCACTAAATAGTATATTTAATTTAGTAAGAATATATGACCAAATAGATTATAACGAAGGGATAGGTAAATCTTCTGTTGTAAATACTGGAAATTTTCAATGGGTTAATGGCATAAGAGATACGCAAGTAATTTTTTATCCAGATCCAAAAGGAAGATTTAAAATAAGTTGGATTCCACAAAATCATTTACAAAATAGAATAGTTTTAAAAAATGGGATTAAGTATCCAGCAAACCAACATATGGGTGCTTTTGGATGTGACTCATATGATATATCTGGTACAGTAGATGGTAGAGGTTCTAATGGAGCATTACACGGCTTAACTAAATTTAGCATGGAAGATGCCCCACCTAACCATTTCTTTTTAGAATATGTAGCTAGACCACAAACAGCAGAAATATTTTTTGAAGATGTTTTAATGGCATTAGTATTTTATGGAATGCCACTTCTTTGTGAAAATAATAAACCAAGATTATTATACTATTTAAGAAGGAGAGGATATAGAGGGTATTCTATGAATCGTCCAGATAAAATTTGGAATAAATTATCTGTAACAGAAAAAGAAATAGGTGGAATACCTAATTCAAGTGAAGATATAAAACAAGCACATGCAGCTGCTATAGAGATGTATATACAACAGTATGTAGGGGATTTAGGCGATGGAAACTATGGGAACATGTATTTTAATAGAACACTAAATGATTGGGCTAAATTTGATATAACAAAAAGAACAAAGTTTGATGCGTCTATTAGTTCTGGTTTAGCAATCATGGGTTGTAATAGAAATTTATATGCACCTAATGCTAAAATCGAAAAACAATCAATAAGTTTAAATGTAGGACGGTACCAAAATAAAGGTAGCATATCAAAATTAATTAAAGAATAATATGAGAAGAAGTAACACAAACTTCCCAAGTCAAGTAGTTAGTGATAAAGAAAAACTTAGTAAAGAGTACGGTTTAAAAGTTGCTCGTGCTATAGAAAACGAATGGTTTAATGATTCTGGACATAGTAATAGATATTTAACAGATAACAACAACTTTCACAAACTACGTTTGTACGCTAGAGGAGAACAATCAATACAAAAATATAAAGATGAATTATCTATAAATGGTGATTTATCGTATCTTAATTTAGATTGGAAACCTGTCCCTATTATACCTAAATTTGTTGATATAGTAGTAAATGGTATGACAGAAAGACTATTTAATATTAAAGCTTATTCACAAGATCCTTTTGGAGTAGATAAAAGAACCAAATATATGGAATCTGTACAAAAAGATATGGATACAGCTGAGTTCAATGATATGGCTCAAAATCTTATGAATATGGATCTTTATGAAAATAAAAAAGAAGATCTACCCGAAAATGAAGATGAGTTAGCATTACACATGCAGTTAAATTATAAGCAGGCTGTAGAAATAGCTGAGGAACAAGCTATAGAAACGTTGTTACAAGGTAATAATTATAATCTTATAAAAAAGAGATTATATTACGATTTAACAGTATTAGGGATAGCGGCAGCAAAAACTTCCTTTAATAAATCAGAAGGAGTTACTATTGATTATGTTGATCCAGCTAATTTAATATATTCTTATACTGAATCCCCTTATTTTGAAGATGTATATTACGTTGGAGAAATTAAAGAAATTCCAATAAACGAATTAGTTAAACAGTTTCCAGAATTAACAAATGAAGATTTAGAAGACATAGATAAAAATAATTTTAAAGGAGCAAGGAGTACCGGTAGACACTTTAGTGATGATAATGATAAAAACAAAGTTCAAGTTCTATATTTTAATTATAAAACTTATATGAATGAGGTTTATAAAATGAAAGAGACTGGTGCTGGTGGAGAAAAAGCTATAGAAAAAGATGATACATTTAATCCTCCACAAGAAAAAGAAGGAGAGTTTAGTAAATTAGATAGAAAAATAGAATGCTTACATGAAGGCGCTTTAATATTAGGTACAGATAGATTACTTAAATGGGAAAAAGCTAAGAATATGATACGTCCTAAAAGCGATTTTACTAAAGTTAAAATGAATTATTCTATTGTAGCACCTAGAATGTATAAGGGTAGAATTGAAAGTTTAGTAGGAAGAATAACTGGTTTTGCAGATATGATTCAACTCACTCATTTAAAACTGCAACAAGTAATGTCTAGAATGGTTCCAGATGGAATTTATTTAGATGCCGACGGATTGGCAGAGATTGATTTAGGCAATGGTACAAATTATAATCCACAAGAAGCCTTAAATATGTTTTTTCAAACAGGTAGTATTATAGGGAGGAGTTTCACTGCTGATGGAGATCAAAACCCTGGTAAAATGCCTATTCAAGAAATACAATCAGGTAGTGGTAATAAAATGCAAAGTTTAATCGGTACATACAACTATTACTTAC